TCTTCGGTTATCTCCAAAGGAAACGAACCGGTTCGGTCTGGGTCTTCCCTGATCTCGGGCGGTTCAGGTGTTTACGGGCAGAGTGAGCCCAGGTTGGAAACGCCGTGTATTGGGGGTCACAGTTTTGGGCCTCAGATTGCGGACTGGTCGCGTGTTCATTTGGGGCGTGAGTTGTTTCCGTGGCAGGTTCATGCTTTGACGGGTGCGTTCACTGTTAACGATGACCACGTGTTTGTGCATTCGAAGGCTTTGGTGTCTGCTGCACGTCAGAACGGCAAGACCAGCATGAACGCCGCGATTGTTGGCTGGGCGTTGTCTGAGTTGCCACGCATCTGGGGCAGACCTGTCCGGATCATGTCTTCAGCGCATGAACTTTCTTTGGCAACCGAGGTGTTTGAGGAGCTGCGTGAAATCTTTGAGTTGTGGGAGGAGCAAGAGTTGTGCAAGGTGACGTGGGCTTACGGCCGCCACCAAGTCAAGATGAATGACGGCAGTGTTTACGCGGTGAAGTCTGCGACCGGTAAGAAACACGGTGGCACGTGGGATTTGATTTTGTTGGACGAAGTGTGGGCTATGTCTGAGTCAACAATCTTTGGTGCTTTGTTGCCGTCACAAATTGCTGTGCCCAGCCCGCTGTGTTGGATGACTTCCACCGCTGGCGACGAATCTTCAAGGGCGATGTTGAAACTTCGTGAGCAGGGGCTCAGCCTGATTGACACTGGCGAGGTCGGCGACCTGTACATGGCCGAGTGGTCACTGCCGTCGGGAGCAGACCCGCTAGATCCACAGTATTGGGGCTACCCCAACCCGAGTCTCGGCAGAACTATCACCGTTAAAGGTTTACAAGCTGCAGCCGGGGCACCCGACCGAAACCAATTCCTCCGCGCACACTGCAACCTTTGGGTGGCGGCCGCATCCTCATGGCTTCCAGTCGGACTCTGGAACAACCGCATCGCTGAAGACCTTACCCACGACGGTGGCGGCTCTTACCTAGCGGTTGACTCAGCCGTTGACGACTCAAAGTATGTCGCTGTGTGGGGACGCAAAAACACAAGCGGTGAGATTCTCGTATCTATCCGTTTCACCTGTGATAGCATCGCCGACCTTTGGGCCCGCATCGCTGAAGCGCTTGACGCAGATCCGAAACTCACCTTGGCGATTACGCCGTCACTAGCTGTACACACACCAGAGAAGTACACGCGCCGAAAGATTGAGTGGGGTTATGGCGAGTTACTCAAATGGACTGGCATCTGTCGCAGCTTGATTGCTGAAAACAAAATCAAACATGACGGCGGTGAGATGCTGGCCGAGCACGTTGCCCGCGCCGTGTTGGTCAGGGCACAAAACACAATCGTGGTGTCTAGCCAGCGGTCGCCAGGCCCCATCGAGGCTTGCCGTTGTTTAATTGCCGCCACAGTGTTAACGAGTCGCCCTGTCTCGAGTGGTCGGGTGGCGTTCGGTGTTTCTGCATGATGCTTGCATTTGCAACTAATCCGTGCGAGACTCCGTAGCGATGGGTTTGTTTACTCGCAAGATTGAGACGGCGGCGTTTGCGTCCGCCCCGGTGAAGGCTGCCGCTGGCGCAGCCAACGTTGGCAACTTCTTGTACTACAACACCGGTAGCGACGAAATTAAAGCGCTGAGCGTTCCGACTGTCAGCCGTAGCCGCGACCTGATTGCAGGCCTCATTGGTTCTCTCGAGCTGAAGCACTACCAAAAAGTGTGGAACTCGGTTGAGGAGGAATACACCGAGGTGTACCTCCCGCTTGAGCCTTGGATGGAACGCCCCGATCCGAAGGTCACCCGTTCGTTCTTCTTTGTAAACATTTTCACGGATCTGTTTATGTACGGCGTCGCTTACGCCTATGTGACCCGTCGCTACGCCCCACAAGGCGGAGGTCAGCAAGGTTTTCCCGCTGCGATGACGTGGCTTCCAGCTGCAAACATGAGTAGCACTAAGCAAACTGGCTACCCACAGTTTTACGGCCCATCCGATGAGCTTGAGTTCAACGGTCAGCCGTTGGATGTAAACAATGTCATCCAGTTTATTAGCCCGATTGAAGGCATTTTGAAGATTGGTGCTCGCGCCATCAACACAAGCATCTATTTGGATCAGGCTGCAGACCGTTACGCGCAGCTCGAGACAGTGCCTGGCTACCTGCAGCAGATTGACGGCGAAGACCTGTCCGGCGAAGACCTAGGTTCATTGGCTTCGGCGTGGGCTAACGCCCGTAAACAAAACGCTATCGGTGCACTGTCACGCCAGGTGGAGTTCCGTGAATACAAACAAAACCCACAGGAAGTCATCGCTGATCAGCGCAAGTATCAGGCTCTTGAAATGGCTCGCTTGTGCAACATCCCTGCTTATCTTGTCTCGGCTCCGACTGAGGGCGCGTCGATGACGTATCAAAACGCACAGCAAGCGCGTCAGGACTTGTATCTCTTCGGTGCCCGCATCTACTTGGATTGCATCGAGCAAACGCTCAGCGCCGACAACGTTCTTCCACGCGGCCGCTATGTCGAGTTCAACATGGAGGATTACGAAGGCGAAATTGCCCAAGACACACCCTCCAGTTCTAATGAAATGAGTACCGTTAATGATTGAGTTTGTTTCTGTACCGATCACGCTTGACGCTGCCGCGAATGAGGAATCGCCCCGGACAATCACTGGTGTGGCAGTTCCTTGGGACACGCCCGCGACAGTGTCCAGCGGTGAACGCGTCGCCTTCAAACGTGGCGCATTCGATGTAAACGCAAAGGCTCCAAAACTTCTCGAGGGTCACGACATGACGCAGCTGCGTGGTGTCGTCACCGAGATTGTTGAAGCCGAAGAAGGTCTGTTGTTTACAGCCAAGTTTGCTAAGACCCGCGCCGCCGACGAAGCCATTGAGCTTGTCAAGGCTGGCGCTTACGACTCGGTCAGCGTTGGCGCTGTACCGGTCAAATACAAGTACGACAAGAACGGCACAATGGTGGTATCCAAGGCCAACCTTGTTGAAATCAGTCTCGTGGCACAGCCAGCATTTGCTGACGCTGTGATCACAGAAATCGCAGCATCCCAACCTGAAGAGGAAGAGGCTGTCGAACCCCAACCAAATGACATTCCTGAGGAGGAAACCATGTCACAAGAAACCCCAGCGGTTGAGGCTTCGGCTGAGATCGTTCCAACAGCACCAATCGTTTTTGCACAAGCAAAGCGCGAAGTCAAACTTCCAACAGCAGCCGAGTACATCGCAGCAGCGTTTGCTGGCGGCGATCAGTGGCGCGAAATGTCCGAAGCACTCAAAGCAGCTGCTCCAGATGTGACGACCACTGATTCTGTTGGCATCCTCCCGGTCAGCATTGTGGGACCCACCTACAATAATTTCCGGGGGTACAGACCAGTTTGTGATGCAGTGTCAATCAAGGCAATGCCCGGTGGCGGCAAAGTGTTTATCCGTCCAGAGGTGACCACGCACACTTCAATGGCTGTACAGTCCGCAGAAAACGCAGCACTCCAGTCTGGCACCTTCGTTGTGTCTTCAAACCAAGTCACCAAGGGCACTTACGGTGGATATGTAAACATTTCCAACCAAGATCTTGATTGGACAGACCCAGCAGTGCTTTCACTCATCCTTGACGACATGGGCCGTATCTATGCAAACACCACCGACAACGTGGCAGCAGATGCGCTTGTTGCAGGACAGACACAGACTGCAGTGTTAACAGATCCAACCAGCCCATCCGAATGGGTTAGCGATTTGTACGACGCAGCGTCGACAATCCTCACCAACTCAAACGGCAACTTGCCAACCCACCTTTTCCTTGCGCCGAATATGTATGCAGCGCTCGGCAAGTTGGTTGACACCGCAGGACGTCCATTGTTTCCAGAAATTGGCCCAATGAACGCACTCGGAACCGCATCACCAGCTTCTTTCGCTGGCCGCGCATTCGGCTTGCAAGTTGTTGTTGACCGCAACTTCGCATCGGATACCGTCATCGTTGGTGACCCATCCGGTTTCGAAATTTTTGAACAGCAAAAGGGCGCTTTGAGCATTGAGTCGCCATCAACATTGTCACGCACATTGTCGTGGCACGGCTACTTCGCAACGTTGATGATTGACCCAACGAAGTTCGTTCAGCTCACATAATCGTTGGTTACTAGGTAAGGAAAGGGTCTGAGATGGCAGTCAGCACAATCACGCACGTGCGACGCGTAGACAACTATGCAGCCATCCAGACCCTGACCGACGCCGAAGTTCAACCGGGCGATTCCGTCACGGTCGCATCCGTAGCCGTCACAGGATTTAACGCCACAGCAACCGTCGTATCGACAGAGCCGTACTACCTTGACGGCGTAGACGATGAGGGATACCTGGTATTTGACTACTCAGATCCACGGCCCAACCAAATTGTTTACGCCAACAGTGGTGTGGATGTGGAATACCAAGCCGATTCAGGCACGTTGACGTATACACAGTCTGTTTCTTGGATTGTTGCAGCTGACGTCCTTGCTTGGCTCGGCATTGACACCGCTACTGCTAACGACACCGCATTTGTGACGACGTGTGTAAACGCGTCCAACGCGTGGTGCTACCGCAAGCGCCGTGAGGCTGGCTATGTCGACTCAATGTCTACGGTGCCAAGTGCTGACGTCAAACTCGGTGCAGTCATGTATGCCGCCACGCTTTATCGTGAGCGTGGTTCGGTGGATAGTTTTGCGTCGTTTGACTCGATGGCTATTGGTGCTTCACCGTCTGCCACGTTGGGTCGCATTATGCAGCTGCTTGGCTGTGGCAGGGCACAGGTTGCCTGATGTCATCGTCGGGCATTCTGTATGAGGCTGTAAACGCCTGCAAGACGGCCCTATCGGGTTTGGGTCTTGTGCCGATTACTGATCCGCGTAACGCTCGCCCGCTTTCCGTTCTTATTGAGTTGCCCACTGTCACGGCGTTTACATACAACGTTGGTGACATTGAGCTGCGTCTCCGTGTCTTGGCTCCGCCCCCCGGTAATCAAGACGCGGGTGACTATCTAATGCAAATCGCTGACCAAATTATGAACAGCACCATTGCGGTGACTGACCTCAGACCTGGGTTGGCGACAGTGGGTGGGCAGGATTTGCCGACCTACGATTTAACCGTTGCCGTAGCCGTACGGCGTAACTAAAAGGAGCCCTTATGGCTACAACAACTTTCCTGTCCAATGCGACAATCAACATCACCCAGGGTGCAACATCCTATGACTTGTCAGACCAGGGCAACCAGTGCACATTGACCATCGGTCAAGACTCACTCGAAATCACTGCATTCGGCGACACAGGCCACAAGTTCGCGGGCGGTCTTCAATCTGTTGACGTCAGCATCACATTCTTCTTGAGCTACGGCACAGGAGAAGTCGAGGCCGCGCTTGCAGCGATGGTCGGACAGGGCAGCACCACATTGGTCATTAGCCCATCCGGTACGACCGAGGGTGCAAGCAACCCCGAGTACACCATCACAAACGCCATGCTTGCCAACTTCACCCCAATCAACTCGACTGTGGGTGAAATTGCAACCGTTACAGCGAACTGGACTGGCGGCACCTGGGCTCGAGACATCACACCGTAAACAAAATCAGTTAGGGAGAAACCATGAAACTGACACTTGCTGTCACTGAACGTGAAAACGTTTACACAGTCACCACCAACCTCGGCGTCATCGTCGCGTGGGAACGCAAGTTCAAACGCAAAGCATCACAGCTGGGCGACGGCATCGGCGTTGAAGATCTGGCATTTATGGCGTGGGAGTGCTGTAAACAAAACAGCATCCCTGTGCCAGCCATCTTTGACGACTATGTGAAGCGTCTCGAGAACATTGAAGTGGTGGACAACGAACCTGTAAACCCTACGACCGAGGCACATACAACTACGCACTAGCTCTACTGTTAGTCCGCACAGGGTATTGGCCTCCTGACATACCATTTGACCTAGACACACTGGCGACAGTGCTAAAGGCCGCAGAAGACACAAAGGAGGGCTAATGCCATACACAGCAGACATGGACATAGTCGGCCTTCGTGACGCCATCCGTTCTCTTAACAAAATCGAGCCCGGTCTGCGTAAACAGTTTGTGGCTGACGCTCGACGTATCGCTCAGCCAGCGGTTGATTCCGTCCGTAGCAATTACCGCCAGGTGCCGTTGTCAGGTATGAACCGCAAATGGTCACAAAACGGTCGTCAGTTGTTTCCGTTTACAATCGCAAAAGCACAGCGTGGCGTCAGCGTCAAAGTAAACACGGATCGTCGCACAAACGCCACCATCGCCATCATCCAACGTGACCAGGCAGCTGCAATCTTTGAGACTGCAGGCCGTCGCAACGCCAACCCTCTCGAGCAGTCACTAGGCGAACTAGCACCCGGTCGCACACGCATTATCGGCCCCGCTGTTTACAGGGCGCGTCCATTGTTTGAGCGTGAGCTTCGTGACTCAATTTTGCGTGTGATGAAACGCGTACAAAAGGAACTGAACTAATGCTCTCAATACCCATTTCAACGACGTTCGCAGGCGACGGCATCAAGAAAGCCATCAAGTCGTTTAAGCAACTTGAGTCGGCGTCAGACAAGGTCAAGTTTGTACTAAAGTCGGGTGCTGTGGCTGGCGCTGCCGCGTTTGCCGCATTGGGTGCAGCTGCATACCAGGCAGGTCAGGCCCTGGTCGGTTTTGCCAAAATGGCTGCCAGTGACGAGAAAGGTCAGAAGCAGTTAGCGCTGTCTATTCGAGCGTCCACTAAAGCGACCGACGCTCAGATTGCCGCCACTGAGGATTGGATTGATACGACTCAGCGAGCTGTGGGTGTTGCTGATGATGAATTGCGCCCCGCTTACGCTCGCATTATCAGATCTACGCGTGATTTTGAGAAGGCTCAGCGTTTGCTTCGTTTGGCGCTTGACGTGAGCGCCGCCACTGGTAAGCCGTTGAAGACGGTGACCGAGGCACTAAGCAAGGCGTATGACGGTTCTAATGCGGCTATTACAAAGCTTGGGTTGGGCTATGACA